GGCTGAGCTTGCCGTCCTCGTCTTGCTTCTTCGAGCCGCGCCACCCGCTCAGGGTCTCAATGACGGGCTTGCAGCGAGAATGCACCTTTAGGTCTCCGCGCTTTAGGGCGACGTTAATGCAGCGCAGGCCCCACTCTACGGTGCCTGGGGTTTTGTCTGGGACCTGGATTCGGAAGGGGGTAGTCCGGCGTCCTAGCTCCTCCGCCATAGCCTGCTCTATGACCTGGTTGATGGACCAGCCCGCGTAGCCCTTGCCGGCCGAGTTGATGTCTCCGACGGCTAGATCGACCTTGTGGGGCCTGATGCCGTTGAGGGCTAGCATCTCGAGGACGGCGTGTGCGTCCTCTTCGGGGGACGTGTGGGCGTCATTCACGTAGGTATCGATGCACCATATCTGCGTGCGCTTCTTTGTTTCCTTCCAGGCCAGTAGCAGCGCGGTCTCATGTCCGACCGATTCCCCATGGTCGAAGAAGACGCCCACCTTCAGGGACCCGCTAGGCTGGACGTCGACGATAGAGGCATCGGTCCAGCCCGAGAACATGCGCTCTACTTCCAGCCCTTCCCAGGCCCCTTCTACGCGCTGTGCCCAGTCCCATGGAGACGCGCGCATGGTCTCCATCCATTCCTCGACTTGAGCTTCGGAGTACCAGGGGGCATTGTCGCGGTTGAATACTGCATGCGTCTCACGCCAGGGAGAGTTGTCGGCGTTGACCATATCTTTAAGCCAGCCGACGGGCCGGCCTACAGGGGTGAGCGTCAGGATGACCTGAGACCCTTCGCGGCTCATGGTCCGGGCAACGTTCTCGGTGAAGATGGACCTGGGCGGAGGCTCATCGAGGATGACGCCGTCCAGCTCATCGCCAGCGTGGGTATCGGGTCGGTCCTCATAGCTGCGGAGCTGGCCGATGGATCCGTTTGCAAGCCGGATAGTTAGTGTGTTCCAGCCCTTGCCGTCTACGTAGTAGGACGCTGGGTGCAGGTAGGGCCCGAGGAATTGGCTCAGGTACCGGCCCATCACGTGCTGGGTCTGGAGCCGGTTCGGGCCAACGAAGCGCCAGCGGGACCCAGGGTTGGAGACCATGGCCTGAGCACCTTTCGCGCACGCGTGTCGGGTCTTGCCTAGCCGGTTGGGGAGACGCCATACTTGCCGGGGCCATGGGTCAGCCATGGCCGAGCGTAGGACGGGGGAGGGCACGAAGCGGGCGAGCGCGTATCGGTCCCAGTCAGCCTGAGAGCGCCGCGCGAAATCTAGTGCCTGGGGGGAGTACTGATTCACAATCCGTTGCGCATTGTAACGCAAAGCCATAGAATCGACGCGTGGCAGACATCCACAATCTCCCCCAGGATGACGAGACCCTAGCCAGCTTTCCGGCCGCTCCGGATGAGCTGACGGGGCTGCGGTGGGCTGAAGCCCGGCGCCGTCGTCGTATGCTCGAGGGGCTGTGGCGGGATGACCTAGAAGACGTGATGCGCGAGCATATCGGCCCTGGTCGCCGTCGTCGCCAGGGTCCGCCGGACATGTCGAAAAACGTGTTTCGCACGATTGTCTCAGGCCTGTCTGTACTCTACGACCGGCCACCCCTGATCTCGCATGACTCGGAGCCAGCGGTTGCGACCATGGAGTCGGCGCTGTCTACTTCGGGCACGTGGCCGCTCTCAATGCGCCTACAGCAGCTGGTAGTGGGGCAGCGGGAATCGGCGCGAGTGTTTGCGATCCTGCCTGACGGTACGCCCCAAGTTCGGAACGTCCCCGCCGATCTGCTGCACGCCGTAGCGAGCGCAGACAGCCCGGACGAGCCGCATACGCTCTATGAGTACCGGCCTCGGGCCCATGGGAAGCGCCGGCTATGGACCCGCGATTGTTGGTCTGTCGAAGACCCGGATCGGCCCTTCTTCGAGATTCAAGACGAGGACGGGAACAACATCTCAGGCCTGTTTGGTGTGGAGCCGGGTTACCCGGCTCACCTCATCGGCCCTGACGGTCCGGTCATCCCTGGGGCGATGTTCCACGCCTCCCGGACGGGCCGGCTCTACGACCCATGGACTGGGATTGAAGTAGTCGAGGGATCGCTGATCGTTGCGTTGCTGTGGACCATGTGGGGCCACGTGATGAAGGATAGCAGCTGGCCACAGCGCTACACCATCAACCTTCACGTCCCCGGCGTGCAGTCAGCTAACGCCATGGCTGGGGAGATCACGGTTGACGCCGATCCCGCTATGGTTCTGCCACTCGTTCAGGACGCTCCTAACCTCCCGTTTCAGGTAGGGCAGTGGAGCGCCGGCGGGGACCCTGAAGCCCTCGGCCGGGCTATTCAGGACTACTCTGCCGACCTAGCTGCAGACCTTGACCTCGGGCCTGGGGACATCCAGCGGTCTCATGACAGCCGGTCCGGGTACGCCATCGAGATCACGCGGGAAGGCCAGAGAAACGCACAGCGCCGAAGCGTCCCTAACTTCTCCCGAGCCGATACTCAGTTCCTGTCCCGGATGGCTGTAGCCCTAGGCCTCCCGTCGGATGGCTGGGGGATCGAGTATGCCGGTGTACCGCTTTCGTTAGAGGAACGTCGGGTCATGGTCGAGGAGTTCAAGGCCCACTCCGAGCTTGGCATCACGAGCCCCGTCGTCCTGGTCGCGAAGCTCCAAGGCATCACGATGGACGCTGCTCGCAGGTTCTTAGAAGAAGCCTCCCGAGATCGGTTTTCGTTCAGCCCCCCATCCTAAGCCCCCAGGCCCCCAATGCCCCAATGTCCGCACTGTTCAGAACCGATCGAGAAGTTGACCGGCTTCGTTGCTGAGTCGACGCTGGCTGAGCGACTGGCCAATAAGCAGGCCGGCCACGAGAAGGCCATTGCGAAGCTGGCCGCTAAGATATCGGCGTCTGATGCAGCCCGCGATGAAGCACTCCAGAAGCTGACCGACTACGACGGCGTGGACGTTGCCAAGATGGAGCGCCGCTATGCCAAGGCCATCGAGACAGCCGAAGCCGCTCAGGCTGAGTTGGCGTCCTTCCGCGTTGAGACTGAGACCAACCTCGTGTGGGCTCAGAACCAAATCGAGGACGAAGAGACGCGCGACCTCGTGCTCTACCGGTACGGCAAGCTCGAGGAAGCCTCTAGGCCGACCCTGGCGGATTACCTGCAGGGACCCGCGAAAGAAGATCGCTTTCTACAGCCGCTCTTGGGTGGGACCCAGTCCGACGCCGGCTCCGCTGACTCAACCTCAGCCGCTCAGGGCAACGGTAACGGCCGAGCCCATGACCCCAACGCCGGAGTGATCGCGAGTCGTCAGGCTACTGATACGACGCTGCAATCCATCTTCTCCGCTCCGGACTACGCGGGTAAGGTTCGGGTTGCTGGCTCCCACGAAGCCCTCGAGAAGGCTCTGGGCTATCACCTTCCCCGCCCTAAGGGGGCTTGACGGTCTAGGCCTCTCCCGATACCCTCTCAGATACGTAGCTGTCTCTGGGCAGCACAGCCGATCGACTCGCGGGCGTAACCCGACGCAAGGCTGGACGACGAACCGTTCCAACCCCCTTGCTAGCGAGTCAACATGCCCATTCTTCATTCCAACCTCGAGACTGACCTTCGTCTCGCAAACGGCCTCGATGCCGCTCTGAACGTCACCCTGACAGACATGGCGACGATCCGATCCACGGGTGCCGTGACTTTCATGGGAACCGTCAACGGGTCGCTGTCGGACACCGCTGGTATTCGGTACGCGAGCCTCGGCGGTGCTGACCACTTCGCTGATGCGGCCGCTGAAACCACCGATACCGCCGAAACCGGCCTGACTGATACGAGCGTAACCATCGCTGTCGTTCGGTCCGTCCTGACCCGTAACGTCGGTGACCTCGCTGTCGGCACTGGCACATCGGGCGACATCTCACCGGCTACCCTCGCTGCGGACATGGCGGCCAGCTATGAGGGCTATTTTAACGGGATCGTCGCGACTGCAATCGCTACCGCGGCAACCGACGTTGGAACCAGTACGGTCGATGCCTCGATCGATGATTTCTACGACGGGCTCATCCAGCTCGAAGGGAACAGCAACACCGGCCAGCTCTGGGCCATGCTTCACCCGCAGCAGCTGGCGGACCTTCGT